CGGCCGAATTATAGACGAGAACGGCAAGGTAATCGGTGAAGCCAGAGTTGGCGATGCAGTGCTGGATGAAAACGGCAAGATGATAGGCTATGCGGATGCCTCTGGAAAAGTAAGAGATACACAAGGTCGGATGATTGGAGTGGTTGATTCTGACGGCAGAGTAAGAAAATCTGCTAATTCCAATGTTATAGGTGAAGTTAAGATGGATAGAATAGCTGTAGATGAAAACGGCAATGTTCTAGGTATTATAGACGATAATGGTAATGTAATAGATGAAAACGGCAATATCATCGGCCATGTTGATGCTAACGGTAATGTTATCGATAATAACGGCAATAAAATAGGTCGCGCGCGCAATGCTAAATTGGCCGTGGATGCTAATGGTAATGTGATTGGTTATATAGATGATTCCGGTAATGTTATTGATGGAAAGGGTAGAGTAATAGGTCATGTTGATGAACATGGCAATGTGGTTGATAAAAATGGAAATGTAATTGGCAGTGTTCGTCGCGGCCGGATAGCGGTAGATGAAAACGGCAAAGTAATCGGTTATGTTGATGACAATGGTAATGTAATCGGAATGGATGGTAAAGTTATCGGTAGGGTGGATGAAAATGGTCGGATTATAGATGAACACGGCAATGTTATCGGCAAAGCTAAATTAGGTCAAGCGGTGTTCGATGAAAATGGTCGTATGATAGGTTATGCCGACTCCAGCGGAAAAGTTCGTGATAAAGATGGTAAAGTTATTGGCATTGTTGATAATGATGGCAAAGTTATTAAAACTTATGAGCCGAGAGTTTTAGGCAGGGTCAGAGAGGATAATGTAGCACTTGATGCCAACGGTAAAGTAATAGGTACAATAGACGAAAATGGTAATGTAATAGATGAAAATGGTAATATTATCGGTTACGTAGATGAAAACGGCAATGTAGTGCAGATAAGTTCTTCCGAAGCGCAAATTATGGGCTCTGTTGGTAAAAAAGTTAAACTTGCCTATGATGAGAATGGTGATATTTTCGGTTATATAGATGAAAACGGCGATGTTATTGATGAAAATGGCAATAAAATAGGTGAAATGGGAGAGCACGGTGAATTGTTTGATTTTGATGGCAACGATATCGGACACAGCGGAGAGGAAGTTAACCTCGCGTATGATAAAAACAACACCATTATAGGTTATGTGGATAAAAAAGGCGTGGCTCGCAATAAAAATAAAAATATTATAGGTATTGCCGATGTAAAGGGTAATTTACGTACCTTTGGAACCAAGGTAATCGGTGGGGTATTAGCGAAGAATTTGATTCCGATTACTCCGAGCGGCAAGATTTTGGGCAAAATAAATAACAAAGGTGAGGTAATAGACAAGAAGAGAGTTGTCGGCCGGCTGCGCCCGGATGGTTTGGTAACCGATGCCTATAACAATAAAATTATTGCTCGCGGTGTTCCTACCGGTTATATCGGAAACTGGGGATGTGATTATAGTGCTCGCTTGGACAAAGACGGAGTTGTTCGCCGCAACGGTGAAAGCACTAACTACAAAGTATATCCTGATGGTTCCGTATGGCGTGCCGATGGAATGTATGTTGGGACGGTAATCAAAACCGGACCGGTATATGACGGATCATGTAATTATTTGGGAGAAGCGTCATCTGATGGTTATGTGCGCGATTTGAATAATCGGGAAATAGGTTGTGTAAATCCGGATGGAACTGTACTTGATTTGGAAGAGCCTAAGGTTATCGGTCATATTGTCCAGCAAAAGAGCGTAGTGTCAACACTTAACTGGCAACAAATCGGGGTGCTTGATTTTACCGGTATTTTGCATAATAAACAGGGAGATTTAATTGGTTGCGCTAATTCATTTGGGGATGTTTATGACCGTAACATGGCCTATATAGGCTCAGTTTCAGATGCACAATATGCTTTCAATTTTGAGGGCAAATCAATTGGTAAGATAGATCAGCAAGGCAATATAGTTATTCCGAATGTTGAAGGGGCACATTTAACCATAAATAATCTGATTGCCGACAGCAAACAACAAATAGTCGGTTATGCAATGCCAGAAGTAAGCGTATTTGTTGATTCGGAAGGTAATAAAATCGGTCATTTATTCCCTGATGGTATTGTTTATGACGAGCAGGGTATCGCCGTAGATAAATTAAACGGTGGTATGTATGGTATTTATGATGGTCGTGCTTCGAAGTTAGTAGAGCCAAAACATGTTGTTGATATGGAAGGAAATTATATTGGGCGTGTCAATTATGATTTGAATGTGGTTAATTCACGTGGCGATATTGTCGGTAAGGTTGATTCTCAGGGGCGTATGTTTAATAATAACGATATTCAAACCGGTGGTATTGTAAAACAGGGCGGTGTTCGTGGTTATAGCGGCGTATATTTGGGTTATGTTGTACCAACAGGAGAAGTAGTGCAAACAGAAAATGTTGAGGATCCGGAGGGTCGGCGTTATAATAAAGGTGAAATTACCGGTCGTGTTACACCGGATGGCCACGTTGTCCGTGATCGTCAGGTAATCGGAGAAGTATTGCCGCAGGATATAATGGTTGATGTTTTCGGAAACAATATCGGTATGTCTAACAGTTATGGAAATATTATTGATAACAAAGAAGACGTTTTGTCGGTATTATTACCGGGTGGTGGTAACAGCAATAATTATACCAGCATAAAAACCGGTGTGGCCATAGATTTTGCCGGTGAGGTTATAGGTATAGCCCTTCCTACGGGAGAATTTATGGATAACCGGCACATTATTTCAGGTAGAGTGATGGCCGACGGTAAAATAATCAGCAAAGAAGGTAATTTCTTGGGAGAAGTTGCAAATGGTGATATTGTTATCGGAAATGATGATTCTATTAAGGGAATAGTAGGATTTGATGGTGTAGTATTCCGTAACGGCATAGTTTCCGGCAAGATATTGACGGATGGCTTAGCGGTAGATGTACAGAATAATATTCTCGGTCGGGTATATAATATCGGAACAACCGTTTTATCTAACTCGGGCGAATATATGGGGCGTCTGTCGGCAAGCGGTCGGGTTGTGGTTAATAAAAACAATGAAATAGGCTTTATTAAGAGTAACGGTTCATTTGTGGATATTGATAAAAATGTTTCGGGATATGTATTGCCGGAAGTAGCGAGAAATCGGAGGAACTGATAAAGATGACAATAAAAAATATAAAAATATTTTTATTATCGTTGCTGGCATTTGCCTTGCCGTGTATGGCTAAGGCGGCCGAAATTACCGCCATTGATTTTAACGGTAATATTATCGGACAGGTTATCTCTACCGGTATGGTAATAAGCCCGGAAGGTAACGCCATCGGTTCAATTTCTACGGATAGTTTAGTTCTTGGCCCTAATGGTGAGATTATTGGTGGAGTAGTTCCTCAGGGTATTGTTATAGGTAATGACAATCATTTATTGGGTAAAATTCATAATGACGGCGTAGTGCGTAATTTAAGTGGGGCCACGTTGGGTAAAGCTTTGCCGAGCGGATTGATAGTGGATGCGGAGATGAATATCATCGGTTCGGTTTTATATCCGGGGTTGGTATATGCTCCGGACGGTAGCACTATCGGGCGTGTAACCGGCGCCGGTATCTATGTAAATCTGGAAGGCCAACGCGTCGGTTTTGTTTCGCCTAATGGCTATGTATATAGAAAATCAGGCTATGACTATGTTTTGGACGGACGTCTGATGTCGTCCAAAATGGTTGTATCTATGTCTGGTCGTTTTATCGGCAGTATTGCCCCATCCGGACACGTGATTGATTTTGAAGGTGTGGATATAGGTAGCGTGCATGCCAATGGTTATGTTTATGATAGCTCTGAGAAAATTATAGGCGGAATTGTTCAAAGCGGTTATGCTTATGATAATTATGGTAAATATATGGGTATTGTGAGCTACAACGGCGAAGTAAAATTAAATAACAATACCATAGGCTATTATCGTGCGGATCATAATATCGTAAATGATAAAAACGAAGTAATAGGTTATGCGGTTGATATTGCAGCCACTGCCAATGATAACAGCGGCCGGTTCTTGGGACGTTTAATGCCGAACGGTAATATTGTGCGCGGTATGCAGGTTATGGGACATTTGGGGTCTCGCGGATATGTTTATGATGAAAATGAAGTGAAAATAGGTGAAATAATCCATACCGGTCCGGTTTATGATGCGTTTGCCAAATTGCGCGGACAAAGTATTAAAAACGGTAAGGTTATTTCTTTATCCGGTAGTCCTATCGGCTCTATGCGGGGCAGTTTTGCTTATGATACCAACGGAACACTGATGGGCGGAGTTGTAAAATCGTTAGTTGCCGTAACGCAAACAAATAATTCGTTGGGAACGGTCAACATTGATGCCGGAGTTAATAATAGCGGAGAGTTAAATAAAGTTTCTCCTTTCGGGTACTTATTTGATAATTCCGGCAAGGTTGTCGGTTCCGGGTTACCGATGGGGGCATTATACAGTCCGGAGGGAATACTTTATTCATATATCAACCCTAATGGTGATATGTATCGTGAGATAAGTGGTGTAAAATTAACTGATGCCGGAGAGGCCGTTGGTCGTGATGGATATATAGGGTCAATTTTAAATCCGCTATTTGCCCTTAATATGAAGGGAGAATCGCTGGGAATTTTTGCGGAAAACAACTTGTTGCTGGATGCCGAAAAAGAAATAGCCTATAAAATAATACCGGGCGACTATGTGGTTGAAAGCAAAAAGACTATCTCCTCGGCGTTAGCTCCGGTGCGCGGCTTTGCTTCTGATAATAGAATAGCACTTAATATTGGTGGTGATTTAATCGGGTATGCCGACAGCCGCGGTATGGTGATTGGTCTGAATGGTGATGAATATGGCAATATTCAATATAATGATTACGTAATTGATAAAAGCAAAAATTTGGCCGGTCAACTGATCCCGTTTACAACAGTATATAATGAAAAATGTGATGTTGTGGGAGTAGTAAACGGCAGAGGCGATATTATCAACAATCGCGATGTAATTATCGGTCGTTTATTGCCGAATGGACAGGCAATATCAGATGTCGGCGGGTTTATCGGTTATAGCATATTTGATAAGAATTTGGTTGATGTAAACGGAAACTTTGCCGGGGTGTTGAGTTCCGGCAGCGGAATATCGGCTGACGGACGCAATTTAGGGTGTGTGAATGCCAAGGGACGTATTTATAATGCGGATAAAAAGCTGGTTTATAGCACAGTTGTCAATGCACCGGTAATAGATTTCAATAACAGTATTATCGGGCAGGTAATGACGAACGGGATCATAGTTGATGCCACTAACCAAACCATCGGTAAAATGATTCCTAATAAAGATGTAATGTCAAAAGATTCCCGTATTCTCGGCAATGTTATGCAATATAAAGTAGCATATTCCAATGCTAATAAATTTTTGGGTTTGGTTCAGAATTCTGGTCAGGTTATAAACCCGGCCGGTGTGGTTGTCGGGCAGGTTAATTTTGACGGTAGCGTACAAAATCACGGCGATGTTATCGGTTATGCTTTATACGATATGTATGTTTATGATGAAGAGTTTAAAACTTATGGTTATTTAACCAAAGATGGCACCGTTTTGAGTATGGTCGGCAGTAAACTCGGGCAAATTGATAAAGGCTTTTTGATAAATCGTCAGCGCGAAATTGTGGCGCGCGGTAACCGCGATTATATTGTTCGCAACAATACGCATGACGCTATCGGTGAATTGCAACTTGACGGAACGGTAGTCAGCTTTAACGGCGAAAATGTCGGTTACTTATCTGATGCCGGTGTAATTCGCAATGCCGATGGTGATGAAATAGCCTTTGCTCGTCCGTTGCAATATTATGTGGTAACCGAAAGTTCCGGTCAGTCATCGCAAGATTGGTTGGATAGAAAACGGGTGAAAATCAATGATGCCGAAAGAGAAGATAACGAAGATTACTACGAAGATGATGAAGGATATGAAACGGGTAAAAGATCTTCCGGCAATTACCGAAAACCTAACAGCGGTAGCCGAATTGTCGGTATAGCTTTGAGCCCGGATGGTGATATTATCGGCAATATTTATGATGATGATACGGTGAGAAATGATAACGGGGAATCAATCGGTTTCAAAACACCGGATGGTATGATTGTTGATATGAATTATAATCCGATAGGTATTGAAGAAGTTAAACATGTTTCGGCTGAAAATATGTTCATTCCGTCTAATGCGTTTGGTAATGGTAATGCCTATGGTATCGGCGAAGAACCAACCAATTTAGGACCGGGTGGCGGTTACGGACAAGGCGAACGCTATGATCCGGCAAGGTTACGTGGTTTACGAGGTTTACAAGGACGCCGACGTGCTACTTCCAGCCCGGGAAGAATTAAAAATAACATAAATATTTCCAGCTTTACCGGTTATGAAAAAGACGGTGGTTGGACATCCGGCAGTAAGACCTCTACATGGCGTTGGGATATGAGCGAGATGATTTTGGAAGATAAAGCAATTCCGGCGGTTTTGGCACGTTCGGTTTATGCTTCCGAAGGGTTTAGTGATAATATTCCGATTACGGCAATTGTTGAACGTAATGTTTATGCGGAAGAGGGGCGCAACATTATAATTCCGGCTGGTTCACGAGTTATCGGCTCAATGGGGGGCGGTGGTTCATCAGGCGGTAACAGCGGCGGCGCGGTGAAAATTGGTATTGAATGGAAACGTTTAATTCGTCCGGACGGTTCGCAATTCAGGTTTAGCGGTGCGCAAACGGGTGACCCGCAGGGACGTTCTGGCGCTATCGGTTATTTGGATGAACAACTGCTGAAAAAATATTCATTGCCGATGGTTGCCAGCCTGATGGAAAGTGCTACGGCATATTTAATGGCTCAAGGAAGTGGTTCATCATCCGACGGTAATACAACACATACCAGTTCGCTTAGCCAGGCGGCGGAAGATGCCCGTCAGAACTTCTTGGAACAATTTGATCAGTTCTTTGATGATTTAATGCAAAAACGTGCTGATATTCAGGCAGTTACATATATTCCAGCCGGTACGCGCATAATCATATTCCCAAATGAAGATTTGTGGTTGAACAGTGTTGAAAGAAATAATGCCGGCGGTGGAAATCAGGGTGGATATCAGGTTGAGAGCGGACACGGTTTGGTAAGTGATAATCCTGGTGGATCATCTACCGGACCATCTGGCGGCAGTGGCGGCGGCAACGTTCAATATAGCGGCAATATGCAGGAAAATGTTCGTCCGGCGCAACCGGCAACCGGTGGGCCGCGAGCCGGCGGTGGTGCTCCTAGTGCAGGTGCCGGAGCAGGGACTGATACACAAACTCCGCCGACAGTTCCGAGTTCAAACAATTCAAATGATGTACCAGAGTTATTGTAGGAGGATAAAATGAGTGACTTTTCAGTATTAGAATCAGTTTTACGTCCTTTATCTTATTGGTACACTCAGGATAACCTTGAGGAGGTGGCATTGAATCGCGCCGGCCAAATATGGCTACGAATGCGCGGTAAACGAGCCTATCCGTGGGTTATGTATAAAGATGAGAAGCTGTCCAAAGAATATTTAATAGATTTGCTTTATATTATTGCCAATACCTATGAAATAAACTTTGATCCGCTTCAAGGTTCTCCGTTGGTGTATGCCACCATTCCCGGAGACCACCGATTTTCCGCAATCTGCGGCAAAAACGTTATGTATGATGAGGAGGATTTAACCGGCGGTATTGCCTTGGCAATCCGTTTGCACTCCGACGACGTAGCGTTCGGCCTTGAAGATTACGGAATGAAACAGGGTCAAGCCTTAAAAAAGCTGAATCCGCTTAAAGATATCAAAGTGCCGGATGATGCTTATGAGCGCTTGCTCCTGTATATCAAGCGAGGTGAGCATATTTTGGTTAGCGGCGCAACATCAACCGGTAAAACCACTTTTTTAAATAATTTGCTGAAAATTTTGGATATTCATAAACGAATTATTACGGTTGAGGATACTCGAGAGTTGATTGTACCGCATCCGAATCGTGTTCACCTCGTTATGTCACGTACTGAACAAACCAACAGTATTGACTACTCTAAAATCATTGACTTGGTAGTGCGTTTCACGCCCGATGCCATTATCGGCGGTGAGGTTTCCACCAGTAACGCCAGCGGTTTATGGCAGCTGATGGGTTCCGGTCACGATAACTGTTTTGCTACCATCCACGCCGAGAGCTCGCAAGAGGCTTACCTGCAATTTATTAAGCGTATTATGGCTTCTACTAATGGTGCCGTAAATGTGGAACAAACATTGGATGAAATGCAACGAAAATTGCACGTGGTGCAAATCCATCGTATGGGCAACCAACGTGCAATTACCGAAGTGACATAATGGTTAAGATAACGGCGCGCCGAAAGTGAGCGAAAGCTACGCTATCTATCGTTACGCCGACAAGGACTTTGAAAAGGTTTATTGACCGGTATCCGTTTTAACCCCATCAGGAACCGGACCGTATTTGTTTGGCTTTGGATAACTCTTCATTAGTGCCACTATAAGCATGAATATCTCTAACAATCCGCCAATAATAAAAACAGTCTTTCTCAAATCATCATTTTTAGCCGGTGAACACTCCTTATCATCACTTGCATTATTATACCCGTATCCACTATTATAATAGGTAGAATGCGACTGGGTTGAAACTGTATGCGAGCATTTATTGGCATTTTTATACTCGTCAATCGCTCCTCCTGCTGCCATAAGTGCTATCAGTATAAGGGGTATTCCTAAACACCAAGCGGAGAGATTAACATCATGAAATCTTCTTACCAACACGCTGATGCTTGGAAGAAATATAATCAGCCAGAAAATTTTAGTAACTGGATTATCACTCCTAAATCTTAAATCTGTTAATTGCAAAAATTGGAATAATACACCTCCAATTACTACGATTAATATAACGTAGCCCCAAAATTCCGTTCTGCTGGCACGTCCGCTAAAACAGCAATACTTAACAGAGATACACTCTATAAAATATTTTAATACGGATTTATTTCCAAAATTAATACTTTGATTTTTTTCAACGGTAATATTATTTTGAATTTTTTTATCCTCATTATTCAAGAATTGATTAATTATCTGATGTTTTTGCTGGTTATACTCACCTTCATCTATAATCCCTTTTTCTTTCAATGTTTGCAGTTTTTTCAATTGTTCTGTAATATTCATAATTTATTCCCCTCTGAGAATAACACAAAGATAAGCACAAAAAGTATGAACAACAATGTTGTGGCGAAGAAAGCATATAAGAATTGCTCAATTGTGGGTACTTCTTCTTCTTCATCTTCTATACTTTCTTTTTCCTCGTCATTTTTATGATTATTTGCGGAATCATCATTTTGTTGTGTTATATCCTTATGCAATAATTGATTTTTAAAACATTCAAAATCCTCTTGGGTAATTAATCCATTTTCCTTTAATTCTCCCAATTCTTCTAACTTTTCTATTGTCTGCAAATCCAATATCATATTCATAAAATTCACCCTTTCTCCATGATAAATATTTTGCTGCTAATAAAGTGGATTGCTCTAACTTATCTGCGGAGCGAACGAATGTTCGCGACCCGATGCGTTAGCATCGCTAATGTTTTGTTCTAAATCAAAGTTTTTCATATTAAACTTCCTTTCATATTCATTAAAATTAAAACTAAAACCACCTGATAAGGTGGCCGGAAGCTGCAAACTATTAACGTTTAAATAGCGCAACATATTCATCGTGTTACCATAACTTATTCTGTTGCCTTCCGACCAACGTCGGAATCTAACGCTTATTCAGCGAAACGTTAAGAGGCTTGCAGACCCCAGACGAGTTACCTCATCATATCCTTATAATACCATAAAAAAAGCAAAAGTCAAATTATTTTTTTTAAATCTTCATTTTTCCTCCAGCCCTTCGGTCGTTCGAGCCTCTCGCTGGCACAAAAAAAAACCGCCCTTACGGACGGATATTTTTATTGGTGCCAACAGAGAGACAGAAATTTTGCAGCAAAATTTCCTGCGCGGACAATTAACGTTTGCCGCAGTTGCATTCGCTGCCCTTGCAAACGTTTTGTCCTTTGCCTGTCGTCAACAAACAACATTTAGAGGTTGTTTGTTTTCCTCCAGCCCTTCGGTCGTTCGAGCCTCTCGCTGGCACAAAAAAACCGCCCTTACGGACGGATATTTTTATTGGTGCCAACAGAGAGACTCGAACTCCCGACCCACTGATTACAAATGCGTTTTTAATACTGTATATTACTGTATATTAAAATATATTTTATTCGGCGAAACATCTGATAATACTTGACTTACAGTGTTTTATTGTGTATATTAGAATATATTAAAGACAATTACAATATATTGTAAAAAGTGGGGCAATAGTGGGGCAAACATGAGTAACGCAAAACCGACCAAATACAAAGGCGTAAGATACCGTGAACATCCAACACGTAAAAACGGCATCCGCAAAGACCGTTATTTTTTCATACGTTACAAGTTGAACGGCAAAACAAAAGAGGAGGCAATAGGTTGGGAGAGTGAACACCATACGGAAACGGAGGCTTTTAATGTGCTTTGTGAAATAAAAGCAAATATCAAAAAAGGTACCGGACATTTCAGCCTCAAAGAAAAAGCGGAAATTGCCGAGGCCGAAAAAAAGGCGGCCGCCACCGCACTTGCTATACAAGAAAGAGAAAATATCACATACCGGCAATTTTTTGAGAATATTTATAAGCCAAGCTATATTGATGAAAATAAACCAAAAGAGGGTAAAATTGGCGCGCATAACAATCATATATTACCGGTTATCGGAGATATGCGCCTTGTGGATATTAAACCGATACATATTGAAACCATAAAAGCCAATATGACCGCCGCCGGACGTGCGCCGTCAAGCGTTAATAAAATACTTATATATATAAGCCACGTCTTTAATATGGCAAAAAACAACGAATATTTTGCCGGCGACAATCCAATATCAAAGGTAAAAAAATTAAAAGTTGATAACCGCCGAATCCGCTTTTTATCAAGAGAGGAGGCATCATTATTGTTTGAAAGATTAAGCAAAATGTCAACAAGCACCGTTTTTGATATGTCGTTACTTGCTTTATGTTGCGGATTGCGCGCCGGAGAAATATGTAAACTACAAGCAATAGATGTTAATTTTGCCGTGCGCCGTGTATATGTGCGCGACCCTAAAGGCGTTATAAATCGCGCCTTACCAATGCCGCAAATTGTTTTTGATATGCTCCAACGCCGATGCTCCGGCCTTAAACCGAATGATTATTTATTTATGAAAATCGACGGCTCCGAACACGTTAGTAGTATTTCCGACCAATACCAACGCATCGTTGACGATTTATTCAATAAAGATGTCACGGATGACCGCAACAAGGTTGTTTTCCACACACTCCGCCATACTTTTGCATCATGGCTTGCAATGGACGGCGTTGATATTAACACAATAAGCGAGCTTATGGGACACGCCACGCTTGAAATGACTAAACGTTATATGCACCTCGCACCCAACAAATTTGACAATGCAATAACGTGCTTGGAGAATCCTTTACCTCTCTTAGCGGAAAACATCAACGCCGCGATTGATTATTCTGCCGCCAATGCCTCAGAACAATCGGATAAATGAGAAACGGCTTTATTTTCACAAAAGCACTTTCGGCTATAATATTCCGATTTTTTACCTTTGTTAAACTCTGATACCGGACGATGATAACCCATTACACGCGTCCAAATCTCACATTTTTGCCGTTCATCATCATTAAGAGTAATATTATTATCCAATTTTACCTCCATTTTGTTTGCGGTATTGATTTAAAACAGCCACCTTAAGCTCCTTATCCGCTTTTATCCGGCGGCGCGCCTCGTCCTCAATACCTTTATTTTGCACACATCTAAACCGGAAAGTCGGAAAATCCTTTATTAAGTCCTCACAAAATTCCCTAAAATCGTCTTTTCCGGCTTTACCATATCTAAACACCGCACACCCATAGGGCTTGAGTGCCGCATAATAGCCGTCAACGTGGACAATATAAAAGTCACGCCGTGCATCAACCATTATCTTTTTCCTTGCAAATTTCCAATTCTTGCCGTAGCTTATCAATCCGGCCAATCCATTCCCAAGTATTCGGGTATTCATCGGCCGACAATTTCTCCAACTCTCCGGCAACCGGCGCACCGGCAATCGGATATACAGGGCAAAAATTATAATTTACCTTGATGCATTGCGTTGAGCAAGCTATCACGGCTTGCGTTAGGCTTAGAATAAATAACAGCTTTTTTACTTGCCACATTTTCCACCTCTTTTATTTGCGCTTTGTTTTCAACTATTATTGTTTGCGCCTGTTCAAGTTTGCACTCCGCAACAACTCTTTTTTCAACTTGATGCTTATACCAAGCCAAAAAAGCCACTATTGCCAAACACAAACAAATAAAATGCAACACAATATCAATCAATTTTGCCTTTGTCACTTTTGCCTCCTCTTATAATTTCCATAAGAGATTTCAGCGTTTGCAAAGGCTTATCGGCCAGCAATCGCAACAATCCGCCGACTGTGTCAAAAATCTCACGACTAAATGAACAACAGCCACCAATTATTGCAAATGTTAAATATTCGTTTAGGCCAATGCCCATACAAATACTGCCGACAATCATGCTTAAAGTTATTGATGCAAACACCTTTTTAACCTTATCGCGTGTAGATAATTGCTCGCGCGACCAAAACACCGATAGCAGGCCAAACACCGCCCCAATAAGGCCAAATTCAATAATAAATTCTTTTATTGCTTTCAACATTATTGCCTCCGTTAGTCAATATCGTTAAAAAACAAATGATGCCCAACCACCGCACACGGCTTTTTACCATAAGCCCAACGTGGTTGTGCGCACGCTTTTGGGTTATAGTAATGTGTCGCGCCGTTGGTAATATCGGCAAGTTTATTATTAACAGCCAGCTCCGCAATTTCCAAACATTCAGTAAACTTTGTATTGCTTGCCGTAACGTTTAAGCATTTTTCACGGTTAGGGTCGTTACTGTTCCAACAAGAGAATTGCCACGGTTTTAAGCACGTTGCATCAATCGTTGGCGTTTTTACGCCACCAATTATACGATAACCTGCCATTTTTCGCTTTTTTACTCTGTTGATAACAACACAGGCAACGGCAATTTTGCCTTGTCTGTCCTCGCCACGCGCCTCTCCATAGAGTGTGCGCGCAAGCGTATCAATATCTTTTTCTATTGTCATTGTTATTCGCCTTATAAAAAACGAACAACAATCAATTAAGCATTTTAATAATACGCTTGTTTTTCTCTCTTTTCAATAATCCGGTTGTATGCAACCAAGTCAATCAACCACCCCACACAACCACAAAGCTCCGCATCATCAATATCGCCGCTCAAATACAATCGCTCAACGCAAGCGGTAATATCCGCATCATCGCCTTGGATTAAATGCAAAACGGCAATATCAAGATTATTCTGAGGCATTTTCCAGTTGCCCCCTCAAATCATTTATTTCAAGGCGCATACCATTTGCCTCCATTTCAATTTTCTTATATTCTTCATATACCGGTTGCTCTATTTGAACATCCAGCTTTTCAGCCAATTCTTTAATTTTGGCTGCATTCTCAAACGCCACTTTGCGAGCGGTATAATCGTGTTGGCGCAAAACATCCAAACGCGCATTGATTTCCATTTCAATCTCATTTTTAGTCATATTATTTTCTCCATAAAAGTTGGCGCATTTTCCAAACAGTCAGGCGAGCATTGCGCCGTTTCATACTGCCTGCCCAGCTTTCAAAGGATTGCATCAGTTCTGCCATTTGCATACCAGCACCTACCACAAGCCTTAATTGTTTCTTGAGTTTACGCCGTTCCAGCACCACACTTTTCCGGCACGGCTTTTTAATAATTTTGCCTTTAAGCCCAAGAAAAAACTTTGTTTTCAGCCATCTAAAACCATTTTTGATTTTAATAATCATAGTCTTTTTAGCCGATATAACAATTTTCAACCTATCACACCACCGGCGCAATATATCCACCGCCTTTATAACAGTTTTCTTATCACGCGCCAGTATATAGCTGTCATCCATATATCTGCCAAAATGCACCCTGCCGCATTGTTCAGTCATGGCGTGGTCTATTCTGTTTGGATAACTTATAGCGTGCATTTGACTTGTTTCACTGCCTAAACCTAAGCCAATCCCACCATAAGCATCAACAAACGCATCCAAATAGAGGAGCAACCATTTATCGTGTATAAATTGCCTGTATATCGTTTTCAGCACATCGTGGTTGATATTATCAAAATAACCCTTAAAATCCACAAGCAAGACATAACCTTGCGCGCCGTGTTTCCGATAGTGTCGCCGCAAAGCGGTAATCATTCTATCGTTTGCAAACTTTGTGCCTTTGCCTTTTTGGCTTGCGGCATTATCAAAGAGCAACGACTTTGTATAAATCGGATATAGAATATTTTGACACAAACATTTTTGCACCACGCGCTCATAAAACTTCACAGCCGAGATATTACGTTTTTTGCCTCTTTCGCAAATCGTAAAACGCGAAAAGCCTTTGCGCACATCTTTATGCGCGTGCAAATCACGATACAGTTTTTCGGTATTGATAAGCTGGTTAATACTCCACCGTTGCACTGTTCCTTTCCACATAACGTGCTTTTTCGCCAAATTGGCGGCGTTATATAAATTCTGCCTATCGCACAATATCTCAAACCTATCGTATTGTTCATAAAAAGCCTTACGCTTTGCCTCACGCTTGGCGCGGCGTTTCTCAAACCGTTCACTTCTTCTTGTCATATTTTTAATCCTTTTAAGTTTTGCAGGGCTTTTGGCGGATATATACCCCATAATGCCCCGACTTAGTGCAAACGTTCCGCCGCGTATAGTTTGCAATGCAACTTCATATTTCAGAGGCGTATCATCGGTCATCGTCAAAACTCATATTTACCTAAATTAGGCGAGGTTTAACATTCCTTTCATTTTTTACAAAGGCACTGTGTTCGGCTGTTTTACCAGCCTACTAAGTCAGGCACAAAAAGAAATCAGAGCGGCGCGCGTATGTTCGTGTTAGTCGTGTTGTTGCAGTTCGCATTGCCGTTGCCGTTGACATTGCACGCATTGGACGAGCCACCACCGCTTACAGAGGAAAGCCAAAAGTTCGTGCGCCCATATACAATATTAAACCTCTTGTTGGCAAACAAGATGCGCATTCTTACCTGTTTTGGTAATCAGCGCAATCTCATCCGTCAGCAAACTTGCTATCTCTCCAAGGCTACCGGCAGTAACGGTATCAATTACATTTTCTAAGCACAGTAAAAAATCTTGTATTTGAAAACAGTTAATATATGCTTTTCGCAAATATTCTTTACGAATTGCCAATTTTTCTTCTGTGTTTGGAAATGTATTGTGCGCACCGATAACGTTATTCATCATCTCACTTGCCAAATTGATGCCGTTTTGCGCCAACACAAAACGCCACTTTTTCGGCACGCGTTTTTCATTCATAACATATTTTACCACCGCTCGATGCAATTTTTGTGCTGTTACCACATATTGTGTTGCGGTTTCTTTTCGGTTTCTTTTATATACTGTCATTTCCTTTGCCTTAGTGATAATTAACTCAAAAGCGCAGGGGATAATACCCCTGCGCCGTTTAAAAGCGTTCGCTTTCGCTTATGCGATATGAAAGCAGAGCGGCGCGCGAATGCCCGTGTAAGTCGTGGAGATGCAGGTCGCAAGGCCGGTGCCGCCGACAAGGCACGCATAGGACGAGCCACCACCGCCTACAGAGGAAAGCCAAAAGTCCGCGCGCCCAAAAAGCAAACGTCCTGCCGCTGTTTTGAAAATATCCCAATGACACCACGGTCCATATCCCTCTTTTTGACTTTGCGAGTTTGCCGCGTTCACTGAGTGGACTAAACAGCCGTATGCCTCCCATTCGCTTGGCGCAAACAACATACCTCTATTTTCCCAACCTTGTCCGTTATGGTCTGTCAAAACACTTCCGGAGTTATACCTATAAGGCAAGTGAACACGTTGCTCCACCATAATATTACGCAATGCGCTTGAAAAAGTATTTAAATAACAACCACCGGTGCCATCAAAGCCGACCGCGCCAACATTATTGGTTGTGCTGTTATTTACGCCATTCAACACCGCATACAGCTTGCTTGCCTTAAATGGGTTTTGATTATAGCTTGAGCCGTTATTGTTATTTGTGGTATTAAATAAAACATTGGCGTTTGAAAAACCGGCAAAAATTGTCAAATGGTGCGGCATAGCCGTATCGCCATTATTATAATACATATCAATACCGGCAATCACACATTTGCGTTTTGTGCCGGCCGTTACTGCCGTGCCGTCAACCGTTTGCGCAACTGTCGTATCATAAAAATAATCAAACGGATAAATCCCCTTAAAATTATTTGCCGCGCATCTTGCGTGTAACCAAGCCGCTACCGAGCCGGCCGCCGCTATTTCTACCGCAAACTTTTCTTCTAAGTTTGTGCCTCTGTATGTGCCGCGCGCCAACTGTTGCGCAATTTCAGCCTCCGAACGAATACCGAGCAAACTGCGATAATGCGTTGAGCCATCGCCGATTTTAAAATCTCCGGTATCTGTTTCATAAAAAGCCTCGCCGTTGCGTAAAACTTCATTTGCCGCCGTTGCCGCCGCCTTTGTGCCTTGCCGCCAGCGTATGCGTTTTGTAATTGTATCACTCATTTTATATTCCTTTTCAAATTGTTAATTAAAGAACACCACCGACAATTTCATCATCGGTGCCATCGTTAGGATAGCCGCCAAAAATTTCAGCATATCCGGTTAATTCCAACGCCTCTGCGAGCGCGGCTTGTGTATCTGCCGCAGATTGTGCGGCGGCGGTTGCGCTGTTTGATGCAGATGTTGTATAAGGCGATAAAACACTTGATGCGTAAGCATCTATCGCCGGTTTTGTGGTATTGTTCACATAACTATTGATGTTTGCTTGCGCCGTTGTGGTAACATAACTGTCAATCGCCGGTTTGGAAGATGTATTAACATAAGCATCTATCGCCGGTTTTGTGGTATTGTTCACATAACTGTTGATGTTTGCTTGCGCCGTTTGTGTAACATAATCGTCAATATTACCTTGCGCAGCTTGCGTAACCGTTTCCTCAGCGCGCTCAAGCACAGCATTTGCCGCCGAAATTGCCGCCGCCTCAACATCATCAATCGCCGATGTTATTGCTCCCTCAATATTAGCCTCAGCGGTTGCAACTGTTTGCGCAATACTTTCTTCCGCATTGCTAACAGCTGTATTTACTGCCGCTTCTGCCGCATCAACATAGGCGGTAACATCAATAAGTGTTTGTTCCGCGCCCTCCACCGCCTCCGTTGCATTTTCCGCCGCTGTTGTTGCTCTATTCGCCGCCGAAATTGCAGTTGCCGCAATCTCTGTTGCACTGTCCAATTTGCTATAAACTTCATCAAGCAACTCTTCCGGCGTTTGATTGCCGGAAACGGTAACCTTTACGCATCTATCGGTAATTTCCTTTATTTGCTTTAATATTGCCGTAACCTTATCAAAAGCGGTTTCAATGCTTTGGCTTGGTAACCGTCCAAACTCCTCCCAATCAACAAGTTGCTCAATCGGAATATTATAAACTATTGTTAATTTATAATGATTATTGGGTGCAACATTCATTGTAAGTGTGCCGCTTGGTTGTCCGGCATCTGTAATTGTAAAGTTTGTATTTTCAACTTGCACAACTTCATTTTCGCCGTATTCATCAGCCAACACAACTTGCAACTGTTTTGTGCCGTCCGTATTTGCAAAATACACAAACGGCACCGGAAAATTTACGGTAACACCATCGCCCTCATAAGATACTTTATAAGGCATACTTGCGGGTATAGTCATTTTTATTTTCCTTTCCATAAAAAATGGACGGCTTTTTACACCGTCCGGTTGTTCAACAAAAACATAATAATTTAAGGAGAAAAATTTTAATCCTCCTTATCGCGCAACGCATACGGCGACCAACCGAGCCATAACAATACTTCTTTAAAATATTCGTCATTCTCAGCATAATCTCCGGCGTTCTCAAATAAATCAAGCGCATACTTTACCGGCGCACCGGCCAATTCGCCGGCCGGTTTGCCAAATTCTTTAAGCACGCTATAAACATCCTCAAACTCATAATCTTCGTCAGCAAGTTTCATGAAAGCATTGGTTAAATCTTCTATACTTCCATATCCTTGCAATACATCTTTTATCATCATGTGTTTGGAGCGTGCTTGTCCGGCGGCCGCATCCCAAATATTTGAAAGCACATTTGCCACAATAAAAAAGCCGTTCAGCGAGCCGAGCGTTGCCGCTTTAAGTTGCGCATCCTTATCCCAATCAAAGCCGTCAGCGGCGTATTGGAATAAACACGGCAATAAAACGTGGAAAATAAACAAGGTTTTTAATCCTTGCTTAACACTCATACGGCCGGTTGCCATACCGCGCACGGCATTTATTTCCTTACGCAAATATTGGTTTTGCGAACTCATAAACATCGTAAAGGCTCTCAAAAACGGATTGCTTTGCCAATAGCTTTGTTGGCTTATCCGTCCGCTTTGTTGCGTTTCATCGGTAACGCGCTCAAACGTATCAAGAGCCTTTGCCTTTGCATCTGCCTCGTTCATACCGGCTTTTAAGTTTTTCTTTAATTCCACTTTATATAACGCCCAACCGCCGGCATATATTGCGCCTCTGTCGCCGAGCTTAATATTAAGCATCATTAAATCGCTCAGTTTGATGCCTTTTTTGCCCTTTAACACATCCAACTTTGAAAGCTCCGCAAAATCACGGATAATATCAACGTTACGCGTTTTCATTAAGGTTGTATTACCAAGCGTATTGATTGCCTCCTTTGGATGCGCAAAGAAGTCAGCAATACCAACCGAAAAATCGGCAACGCTCATGTGTTCCAAATATGCCGGAAAAGATGTTAATTGTTTTATCATCAAACTTGGCTTTACCGAAAGCACCGATTTTGCAAAGTTTGAGCGCACCTTGTCAAATGCCTTACCCCAACCATCCGGCACTTTACTACCGGCCATATTGGTTATTTCAGTTTTGATACGGCTGTTTGTTACTGCTCCAAATTGGCTTTCAATAATCTTTTTTACCTCAGCATCGCCAAAGACTGAGTTAATATCAACCAACTTATCCGACCAATTAAGCCAATGGTTTGTTTGCGCAACGTATTTATTCCATGTTGCAAATGCGCCTTTAATATCCACCGCGCCGGCCTTAGCTGTTCTGTTTTTGGTAAATCCGGCCGCGGCAAACGCTATACTTCCATCTTCAACATTGATGCCGGTGCGCACCATTGACCGCGGCGAATAAAACGGATTATGCGGCATTGAAACACCATATTTTTCCTCGTAAAAGTCGTTAATCTTGACATAATTTTCGTTATAAAACTTAAACAATGCCGAGGCAACCGCCTTATCTTGCGCATTCAACTCCATACCCACCGCTTGCAAAAAGTCCTCATTATAAGCATTTATCTGGTCATCAAGCATAATTTTCCGTGTTTCAGGGTCTTGCGCTTTCATGTAAATATCAAGCAACTGGTCTTTGGTAAAGGTTTTACGCCCTCTATTCCATTCAACCGTAACCTTTTTATGTATTTCATCGTTAATATATTTACTTGCCGCAATAACCGCATTACCGGAGCCTTTGAGTGCATCAGCCAGATATCTTGATATTTTCTCGCCATCATCAGCAATACCGCGCGCCTCCGCTTGTTCCTGTTCAAACACATCCATCATTTTGCTTAAATTACTTTGGTTTGTCTTTGAGTTTTTATCGTTCATTGAGAGCAAATCCATCAAACCGCCCCAACTATATTGACTTTGCCCAATGCGGCGAATAAACTTTTTAACTTCGCCGCTTTCTTTATGCCAATCAATCCGGCCGTTATCGGTCAAAACATCTTTAGCCTCTTGCAACATCTTATTGCGGCGTGCCTTTTTAAGTTCTCCGGTAACATTTGCAGTCAAGCGGCCAATATTATAACTGTCAGATAAATCGCTATACAGTTTAATCGCGCCTTTAAGGTCAATCGTTTTAGCCGGTATAGATAAAATCCGGTTTTCCAAAGCCAACAAACTCATTAAACCGGCACGGTCATTTTCGTTATACGGCATACCGAGTATTTTATTGCGCTCAATTTCCGGCATTTCCTTGCTTTGCAAAATTGCCGTAATAATACCTTTATTGGCCGCAATCGCTTTTTTTGCCTCGTCTTTATCAAGTGCCATATCAGCACGCACAGCCTCAAAAAAGTCGTTGGTGTGCTTATCGCCAAACCGTCCGACCGTCCGGCCGTTTTGTTCGCGCGGCTCCGTCCACTTCATAAGCCGCTCAATTTTTTCCATAACGTTACGTTTATTGATATTGCCGCGCAATAAAGCCTCACGGTATTTTACTGTATCAAACGGATTTAAGGCCTCGTTATGTTTCACACCTTTAGCCTCAATTTGTTTCAATTCCTTATAAACATCCCTGCGTTCCAATTCGCCGGTTTTCAACCGCTCCAGTATATCATCCATTTCGGCACGGCTCATTTTGCCGTTTTTCAGCAAATCAATCGCATAGCTTACGGTTTCATACGGTATATTGCCGCTTTCTGCCGCCTCTGCCATTTTTAAGCTACTCATTTGCATTGTAAAATCAAGCCCTTTGCCACCAAGCATTTCATCAAACGTTTTGCGTATATCATCGGTTAATTTAACATTTTTAAGCCGTTTAACTTCCGCCCATAGGTTTCTCAGCCATTTTTTGAAACGTGCAAACACTTTACCGAGCAACTGGTTAGGCGCACGTCCCTCAAGCAAATAAATCTCAAAACTGTTGGCAAAATACTCATGCTGTTCGGTTGTAAGGTTTCCATCCTCCGAGCCAAGATATTTATAAATAGCCTCAAGTTGCTTTTGCGTGGTTTCATTATCGGCAAATTTACGCATATCATCCAAAAAGAAATGCCCCAACTCGTGAATAACTGTTGAGGCATCATTGTTTTCAAATAGGTAAATAATACCGTTTTTATATGCCCCTCGCGGACTCTCTTGGCTTGTTTCTTGATAAAACTTTTGTATTACTCTTACATCAGCCGGATTAAAGATAACAAAACATCTGCCGTCCGTATTTCCGTCGTATGTTATGCCTTTTATACCAACGCTTTCAAGGGCTTGACTTGCCGCTTTCGGCGAACCTAAAACACGGGTTAAGTCTTTATAAATTTTTCTTCCGGTATCGCCTAAAATATTACCTTTAAGCACTTCTCTTTTTTCAGAAACAGCATAATTACCGCCTTGTAATTCGTTCACCTGTTCATCGGTTAAGTTGTCAACAAGAGCTTGTAAAGCGTTAGTTATAATTTTAGATTGGTCACCTCCGTGTAAATCCTCATCCAGCAAATACGGATTTTCCGGCAAATCCACCTCGTGGACTTGTCCTTTGGCTTTTTCCTTATATTTAGAGAAGTCAAAATTTTTTAATGCCTCTAAATTTTCTTCATCTTGCTTAATTCTGCTCTCAACTTCTTCATTACTTAAAAAGCGGTTAAGCCTTGCAAGTTTCTTATCCGTTTCATAATATTCTTTTAATCTTTGCGGTTTTCTTTTATCCATATAAGTTTCATCGCCGCTAAGTCTTGAAAAGGTTAAATCGTGTAAAACACGCTCCATAGCACTGGCATTCGCTTTATCTTTCGGTTTTAAGTATTTAACTTCTTGACCGTCATACATTATTATCTTTTGACCTTTTGTAAAATTTTCCCGATACTTTTCTGCAACATTTCTATTCAAAGCATAATAAAGCCCCCAGCCGTGAGCTTGCGCGCCCTCACCAGTGCCGATAGCCTCCAAACTAGGCTCATCATAATCAACACGAGAGCCTGCAAAAGCTGATTGATACAATGGACTATTGACATTTGCTATTTGTTGAGCTATAATAAGCTTAGAACTCGCTGATGTGCTGCCGTTGGCAGTCTTGAACACATCGGCGAGTTTATCGCTTAATTCAACCTCGTGCAAATAAAACCCTTGTCTGTCTTTTCCCTGTTTTACCACCACTTCGCAAACATAATCATCACCGGCAATTTTAATCGGCGCAACCAAAACAACCGTGTCATAACCTCTGCCTTTCCAATTTGTTTGTCTGTCAAAGATAAATCCGTTTTTAATAACTTCCGGCACCGCCGCATAAGCCGCAGCCTTTTTACTTCCGATACCGTGTCCTAGACTATCCTTAACACCCTCTTTATCTAACTTTACTTCGCCAAGTTCCGAATTTGTAGCAACGCCGTTATATTTTTCAAGATAATAATTTGTTACCTTTTCCGTAATAGGCGTATTGTCTTTTTGAAACTCATTACCGCTAATTTCCGTCACCGCCGGTGTGGTAAATACAAAATCCACCGCATCTTTCAAATTTTGCGGCAACGCTTTATATAATGCGCTGTTGTCAATATCCTTTCTGCCTGTCTGATAATAAATATTACCGGTATCACCGCTAAAAGAGCCTCGGTTAGAGGTGGATTTTATTTGATTCGGTTCAAACGCAACCCACACACCGTGCGCCGCAGAAATACCATCATTCTCAGGTTTCAAATTGTAATCGCTTAGGGCTGGATTTTCAATTTTCAAATATACAGGCATAATTGTTTTTCCGTAATTTTGGGCATCATAGTATTCTTTTGTAAAATAAAAACCTTTGCCTTGATATAGATTTTTATGCTTTTTACCTATTACACCCTTATCAAATTCCCTAAATTTTTTATTTGTTCCATGATAAACAACAAGCGGTCTGCCGTCAGCGTCAACAACCTTGCTATCGCCAAACCAACGATAGAAGTTCTGCAACGCTTCCGCAGATTTTGCTATTCTCTTCCCGTCAGAGTTATATACCGTTTTATCAATTCCGTTGATATTGATTGTTTCGCCGTCATAAGTCGGATATTGTTCGTCAAGACGTGCATTTTCTTCGGCAAGTTTCATACTCTCTTGAAAAAACGGTATATCATCATCAAAGTGTTCTTGCGTATTTCCCTTGACATTTTCAGGGATATACGCCGCCTCAGTGCCATCTTCAAATACAACAATAGCGTCAGCATTTTTAATATCTTGCGTGCTTTCAGGGCTGGTTGTGGCACGTTCTTTATCACTCATATTCATACGCGCTTGCGTATTACGCGCCTCAACCTCACCCAATAAGCGCTCATACACCTCGTGTGGTGTTGCTTTTTTCAAAAAGCTAACCAGTTTTTTTGTCGTGGTATTGTTTGATAAAGCCAACTGTTCTTTGGATATTCCGTATTTTTTAAGCGTATTAAAGTATTGGTTATTCCAATCCTCTGCCTGTTCTTTTAATTTTTCACTATCAGGATTTTCCATTAACTCTTTAAATGATTTATTGTAGAAATACTGTTTATTGAGTATGTCCTGCACCTTTTCCGCGTCATGAAGAATACCCATAAAATACTTGCGCTTTTCTTCCTCAATCTTAATATCTGCAGTCAGTCCTAGCGTTTCTTTCAGTCTTTGTGCCATATCAACACTACCTCCAACCGCAAAATCCTCCTTACGTTGAATAGCGTGCTGTATTTCGTGCATTAAGACAGATTTTAGTTCTTTTTGATTGCCTTGTAATTCCTCATTTAAATACAATATATCATCACGATAGCTACCCATTTTATGAAAATTATCAAAAAACACAAAAGATAGTTTTAGGTTTGCTAATTCGGGATAAGCCGCATATAGCGCATTGTGTTGCAACACATCAGATAATTTAACCACCGGTGTTAATTTACCGTTGTTGAGTTTATCAACTGCCTCCATACGCAAGCGCATAGCCTCATTATATGATTTCTCAAAATCAGTTTGTGCCATATCGCCGGAATCGCGTCTTTTAATCAGACGGCGCATTTCAGCATTATAGTAGTCTATCTGTTTATCAATAGCTCTTGCGGTTTCTCTGGAGGTTTGCCGCCAAACAGATAAATCAACCACCGCATCCTTATCGCTAATCTCAAACCGCCACTTTGAATCAACACCCTTAAACCAACCTGTTTGCTGCCGGATCTGTTCAGCGTCAACACCTTGAGCCTCAAGCCGCTTAGCTTGTTCAAGCTGATCCATCGCTGCAGTTTGTGCTTTTACACCGGCGAATTGAAAAAACGTAAAATCATCATCAAAGTGTTCTTGCGTATATCGTTCCGATGCCTCATTATATGCCGCCTCAGCCTCCGCCGCCGTCATCTTGCTATAATCAATACCAAGCATCTCCATTTGTTCGGCCAAGTTGTCCACATATTCAAGCATAGAGAAGTTATTACCCTCTTGATATTGATAATGCTTTTTACCAAACAATTCATCATCAATCGCATCCAATAACTCGTTAATACTTGGCCGTTCCATTTTGTTTGGAAAATATCCGTGTTCCCATGCAAATAAAGCCATATCGTCAAAACTATTGCCGGATTTATTATTGATAAGCCCAATACGTTGCTTTTGGGCATCTCTTGACTTCAACTCGCCGCCAACGTCTTTAAGACCGCCGCGTTTTACAATAAAACTCAATAAACTATCGCCTTTATTGGCCTTATCAGCCTTTGCAACCTTGTTATATAACTTATCATCAACCAAGGCCTCAAACGGATTTATATTGTTCGGGTTAATTTTCTTTGACTTACGCACCGTTGCCAAGTTTTCTTTACCGTTCAAAACGCCGGTAATCGCCGCCACGCGCTTATTCAACGAGCGGATAACATCATTAGCATCCTTGCTTTCAAACCACTGCTTTGCTGTTTGTGCATCAAAATTTGCCGCATTCAAATCGCCATACCGCGCACGTTCCTCCAAACCGCGCCGGATTGCGCGCTTTTGTGCTGTTGTATAGTTAGCCGGCACCAAGCCCATAATATTATCAACGTGTTTTTGGCTTTCAGCATATTTATTGACCGGTTGCACTCCATTCTTAAAATCATTAAAGTTTTGTTCAATAAATTGCAAATTCCACCGCTTTAACACTTCATTGGTATTCACACCCTCAGCCCTTGCCACCGCTAGCGCACGCGCCGCTAAAATACGCGCCTCTCCGTCAGCAAGTGCGGTATCACGTCCAGCCATTTCCAAACCATCGCGAAAAGTCGTATATACCTCATTAAATTGGTTACGCGCATCAATCAAGCCTAACGTGCTTTTAATTGTCCGGTCAATATCCTCATCGGTCATTTCGTATTTTTCTTTAAGCAACCGGCGCGTTTCCGCGGTCAAACTCTCCGGCGTTAAGCCCTCCGGCATAACATCCGTATCCACTTCTTTTTTCAAAAGCTCATTTAATTCGTTTTCATACATTGGGGTTGATTGATACAAAACCTCTTGGATTGCATCGGCCGTTACCTGCAACTCCTCTGTTGTCAACTCCGGCGTTTGCTCTTGTAAAACATTTTTAATTTGCTCATTAACGGCTTTTACGCGCTTGTTATAAATATACGTGCCGCCGGCGGCCGGCAAACCGCCGGAAATACCGCCGACAAAAGCGGAAAACAGTGTTTCGTTTATTATTTCATCAAGACTATAATCAGATACATCGGTTGCATTTTCATAAACCATACCTAAACCTTGTTGTAAACCCTCTTCAATTACACCCTCAGATATAAAACCCTGTGTAAAGGCTTTAACAGTGCTGTTTGCGTGCCGTGTGCCGATTTTACTAAGTGCCATTTGTCCGACTTTACTTTTAGCCAGTTTCACACTTGCCGCGGTAATAACGTTTTTACCAAGCTCTTGTATCGGTTTAATCTTAGCAATTTTTTGCACCATGTGTCCGCCAACAAGCTCAATACCGCCCTCTATTGCGCCGGCACCCATACCTAAGGCATACGCATCATCAACATCCATACCACTCTCAATAGCTTTATCAACATACTCGTTCTTGCGCATTTTTCCGAATAAATCAGCAAAAACAACCGCGCTTACTTCGGGATTTTTAGTAACAGCCGTCATACCAATCAATCCGGCAATAGATGAAATACCGTTACCGACACCCTCAAAAACACGGTCAGCATCCGACATATCTGCCTCCGGCAACAGTGCATCTTTTTTGCGTTCCCAAAATTTATTATTTCTATCTCTTAATGCTTGGATATTCTCAACCGTTGCTTTTGCAATCTCAATGTCGTCATCGTCCGGCATTGCCCAATCTGCCGAACTCCAACCAACCATAGGATTATTTGCATAAGCAAATTGATTATATGCTTTACCGGCGGCTTTTTTTCTTGCGGTTTCCAAATCAAAACCCTCGGCAATCGCCGTGTCTGCCACTTGTTGCGGAAAAGATACTACACCGCGGCCAAATGATTTTGCTTTATCGGTAACACTCGCCCAAACTTTGCCAAAAAAAGAGGCCTTATCAGCCCCTTTGTGTTGTGTATCTATGGCAAATTGCGCATCGCGGCCATCCATACCAACCGGCACATTATACATTTGTTTGTTTTCGGCATCCATAACGGATTGTGTCATTGGTTGGCTATTCTCCACTTCCCATTGTGGATTTTGCACGCTATTATTGTTTTCAACTTCCCAAGTCATTATTTTTGCCCTCCATATTGCTTATATTTTTCATAACTCACTTCTTCAATCGTCCCATCGGCACGCACCAAGCCATATTTACCGCTTGCCGCATCAAACGCAGTGCCTTTATACCTCGTATCGGCAACCGGCGCACCTAATCCGGCATTTTGCACATTATCCGTGTTTGTGGTTAGTTTTCCACCGTCAAGCACTTTGTTCGGTTGGCTATTCTCCGGCAACCCCGATAAAAAGCTAAATTTATCTTGTGCCATCTGCCGTGTGGTTGCATTTTGCGCTTGTCGTAAAATATCACGCTTAACGCTCAAATTTTTCTCCGCCGCAATATCAGCAATGCTGTTATACGGCGTGTTAGGGTCATCAACCACCATTTGCAAATTGCTATAATAAAGTTGATAAGCCTTAACACTGTTGCGTGCATTACTCGCCTCAATCCGCGCCTTTGTTGCTTTATCCGCGCCTTTTGGAGCTTTGGCAATCATTCCATTATTTTTAATATAATCCATAACACCCTTAGCTCCGACATCGCCGGTAAATAAACCTTTTTCGTCCGCACTTAATTTATGCATCTGCCGCCCCCAAGCATTATTTAATGGCATCATAATTGAGCCAAGCACCTTATTACCCTCAGATACACTAAAAGCCTTTGTTTCCATAGCTTTATAAATCTTGTTTTGCACTGCCGCATAATCTTGCGGCGTTGCATTTTCATTGGAGGTTAGCGTTGCAATCGCATCATAAACATCTTGTTGCGCCAATGCCTTTTGGCTATCATTCAGTTTTACACCCTCTTTAATATAACCGTTTAGGGACTTTATCAAACTTTTATATTCCTTGCTCGCACCGGCCGGCGTGCGCTTTTCAATATCGCTTAAACTCATATTTTCGGTTGCCGAACGTGTCAATAAGTCATATTCGTCATGCAGTTGATTAAATGTGTCCTCATATTCGCGTTGTTTTTTGAGTGTATTGATGCGCGAAGTCGCAAAATTCTTTAACTCCGCGCGCTCATTTTCATCGGCAACATTAGCCGTTATGACATCAAGCGTTGCATTTATTTGTTCGTCCGTCCAATCTTCCGGCGAGCTGTTAAGGAAATTATTGATATTAGCCTTAGTCTTTTTCTTACTATAATCCTCCCAAGCAACTTGATATTCATAACGGCTTATTGAGCCGTCTTTAAGCATATTATCCAAATCAGATTTAACACGTCCATCAATCGCGGCGGCATACGCAGGGTCAGCACCGGCGGCTTGTTCTGCCGCATTATCACGGTATCTTTGCGCACGCAAACGATTTTCATGTTGCAAATCTTGGGTTTGCTTAAATCTAAGGTTTAACAAATTTTCTTTATCATCTAAATCAATTTGGCTTTTGTATTCATCCGCAAACCGGCTATCAATATTTTTACCATATTTTTTGTTAATCTTTTTCATAGCCTCATTAAAATAAGCCTCGCGCTCTCTTAGCTCTGCAATCGCATTAGCCTTACGTAATTCATCTTTTGCCTCAAGTTGCCTATTTGTATAATCCTCTTTCATATCGCGTTTTGCGGCCTCATAGTCGGCTTTAGCATAAACATCAAGCACCTTGTTCCCAAAATCAGTAAGGTTTCGCATCAATTCCGCACCGGCATCATACTTTTCAACATAGTGTTGGGTTGGATTTTTAGCGGTCGGGTTTGCCGCCACATTTCTTGTGTATGTGTTATTTAATGCCATTTTAATACTCCTTAACTAAACATACCGCCGCTTGATGCTGTCCCAAGCGCACCTTGCGCGCCGGAAATAAAAGCATTAAGCCACCGATTTTTTTTCATTTTCTTTGCATTTTGCAAAAGTTGGTTCGCCTCCACACGGCTCTTTTCTGCCTCATACATTGTCGCAACATAGGCGGTATGATTGTTATATCGCGTTACCATATCATCCATAGCCGCCTCTTGCTCCGAGCGCATTTGAACATCAATCAACGTGCCGCCGCTTACGCCGCTTTGTGCTGTTGTTGTGCGCAAGCGTGATAACTCCAAATCTCTTTGCTTGCGCTGTATATCCTCATTATACGCATCGGCAACCGCTTGTGTTTTAGCGTTTTTCTCATAAATATCGCCCTCAAGATTTTTAAGGGTTGCTTGTTGTTTGAGTTGCCGTATTTGTGATTTTGTTTGTTGTAATGAGTTAAAAAAATTCAACCCAAAACTTGCCGCCGCCGCTATTGCCGCACCGCTCATTCTAACCTCCCTTAATAAATTTCATATTCAAACACTATTGCCTGCAGTGTAAATGGCAATGGATATGGTTGCACAAATATAATGCGCTCCGTTTCCTCATATCCGCCATTAAACATTGCAAGCTCAATATCGCCACTATATAATGGGATTGGATTATTTAACTCATCAGCACCCGAACGACTTAAAACGTCTTTTAAGTTATTCATACTATCGCCGTATTTACCGCCCATAGAGTTATAAACCCTAAAACCGATTTTATTAACGCGTTTTTTCCGCGCTCTTGCACTTGCCTCTCCATCGCCCTCCATCGGCGTTGGGATGATTACCCCTTTATACGGCAAACCAACAAGCGCAATCTTGCTTTCCCATTCAAGTGTAATTGTCCATTTTCCGCCAACAAGTTTAACCTCTTGCTCTTTTTCAATACCACCCTCCGACACAATACTTACCGTTCGGCCGGCTAAATGGTCTAAACCGGTATTGATTGTTTTAAATGCCACATTGGATGTATAAATATTACTTGCATCCAAATAACAAGCCTCTTTTTGCACCTCCAGTAAAGCATCTTTGCAGTATTGCAAATATTCCTTTTCTGTTTCAAAATCAGCTATTGTTTTTGAAAAAAAGCCTTGAAACGGATTTTGCAAATATTCCACACTGTAATAATCGCTTTCAACACCATTATTGATAATTTTACGCTTTACGCATAAGGCGAGGTTTGCGCTGTCTTTGGCAATACTTACAATTTCGCCATCGGTTTTTATCCTAAACCAAGCCAAACCCTCTTGCTGTGGATTATACAAACAACAACTAAGCGCACCGTTGCTTTTTAGGCAATAAATCACATCAAACGGCTCACGAATACGCACCATATCCGTTATACCCTCAACACATATATGTTTAGCGTATGTCTGTATGCTGTCGCTATCGTATTGATAACTTTGCGCATCGTAAGTTAAAGTATCAACACTTTTACCGGTAATATCTGTAAATACAAATCGTTGACCTATCCGCACCGGTTGAATAGCGCGGCAAGCATCGCGTGTTTGTTCATAGCTCCGGCAATTTGATACATAAAACAAATCGCTTGTATTGCTTTCGCCGATTGCCACAACATTAACATCCGTGCCGATAATTAAATCCTTACCGCTTTCCGCCCATTGGCTTTTGCCAACTGTAATACCGCTTGAAACGTTAAAACTAAATCCGGTTTCGTAAGTTATTGCTCCAAAATCTTTTTCCGCAAAATTCTCAAAATCATCGCTCCAGCTAAACCAAACCCGATTGCCGCGCATCAAACAAAGCCGCTCGCGATGAAAACATCCGCAAGCCGGATAACCGTATTCTTCACACCAACTCCCAAATTTCCACTTCCAAGTTTTCCGACTGTCGCCAACGCAAGCCCAAGGAAAAGGCAACAATGTTTTTACCACACAGCTTTTGCCGTCTGCAGAAATAGACTTTATCTTACCTATACCATAACCGCAATCTTCGTATGTCCAATTTAATTTACCATCGGTTGCCGTCCCCTCATAATGTTTTGGCGTGGTATATCCGGTTGTGCCGTCAGCATCGGCCACATAATGCCGATAATTTGATAAAATCCTGTCGCCCTCTTCAACATCTTTACCCTCTGCCCACTGCATAATATTATTGTAGTTAATTGGCTCAACATAAAACAAACCGTTAATATGCCCTTGCTTAAATATTGCCTTTGTTGCCGTAATTGTAACACTATCGCCGTTTTGTGCGCTAACATAAACGCGGTCATCTTGCTCCGTATTCAAATCTTCAAAACCGCCATCTTCCGCATAATCAACCTCTTGTAATGTAAACCGTCCATCGCTCAGCCGTTCCAAACGTTGCACCGGATATCTTTGCAAGGTATTAAACAAATATATCACATCAGCTGATTGTGCTTTTTTAATTGCCGGCAATCCGTCAGCATCCCACAAATCAGCCAAAACATACGGCGTTGATACTTCAATCGCCTCATTATTATTATCGGTTAAAAGTTTTTGATTACGATAAAAACGCGCATATCTATTGCCTAATTCTATAATATAACAATCATTATCATTATAGGTAAAATCAATAAGCAATGTTTTGGTATTACTCTTTGTTTGTGCCGCATGGCTCATACCTCCGCGGTAATATGCCGCACCTTGTATTGTTAAAATCATATTATCGCATACAATACAACCGCTATTTACTTTTTGCACATCATCACGGCCATATAAATCAGGGCTAACCTCGCCGGAGTTAAATGCGCGTAAAACTCTCTTTTGCACCATTTATTCACCCCCCCATTCGTCTATAATTCTGCCTCTCAGCCAGTTACCGGTCGGTTTCGGTCGTGCCGGTAATTCTATTGCTTGCGCTTGTAATGCTGTATTCAGTGATTGTTCGCGGAGCTGTTGCAAACGCATTATTGAGCTATCACTTTGTTTAATACGTTCACACGTTGCTATTGCCAAATCTAAGGCCAACACATCGCAAAAATTGGCATCATAACTTGTAACATCTTCATTTCTATACTTATATTCCATTAAAAGCGGCGGTTTAATCCGTGTGTAAATATTATGACCGCGAATTTTATAAACCGGATTGTATCGCTCCGTTAATTCCACACCGGAAAAGCCGGTTTGCATACCATTAAAAGATATAATCCCCAAGCAATCACTTGGTATTTGATATATATATTTGCGGTCTTTATGTATAATGTCTGTTGATTCTCCGACAAATGCCGCAGTATCTTCTTTTATACAGCAACCCCAATTATATGAACGTATCAATTTATCCCTAACCATACGGTAAGCCGCTCGCATTTCTTCCGCCGCATTGGTTGTGTCTGTTGCCGCTATTATACGCTTATCGCCTATGTATCGCAAAGCCGCATTGATAATATCTAAGTCTATTGTGCAAGTCGCTACCATAAAGCCTCCATTTGAGAGGCTTTAATACCCCTCAACAAGTAATAAAATGTTGTCATGCGCCATAACTTTTGCGCCGGCGTAGTAAATGCTACGCCAAGCAAAAGGTGCAAGCAGGACGCATTTTACTGCTTGCCCTTTGGGTTTGCCGGTTATCCGGCATTTACTTTGTCGCGTTTCTTGCCAATATGCTCTATATTATCGGCAAAACGCTCCGCGTATCTGCCGACAGCCGAGCAAATTGAGAGATATTAAAGCCTCTTAAATGGAGGCTCAATTCTCCAAAAGTAAGAGGGGCAATTTTGTTGCCCCTCAATAAAGTTTATTCGTTGCCGGCAGTTGTTTCTTTCGGCTCCGTATCGGCATTACCGGCATTTAAATCCGGTTGTGCCAATTTAGCCTCCGCCTCAGTAATTTCAGCAATCAGCGTATCAATTTTTTTAATATGCCAATTTTTAATGCCTAAATCCTTTGCTTTGGCGCGCAAGGTAATAATTTCCTCCTCATTCAACACATTGGTTGTTGGGTTGTCGCCATTGCTGTTTTCGGTATTATTACCGACGGCCGGCTCTTTTTTTACCGGCTTACCGTCTGCACGTGCAAAGTTATCATTATCAAAGCCGTCAACTTCTTCCAAAGTATCGCCGGCACGATAAAACTTAAACTTATACACTGTATCGCATTTTGCCACATATTCAGTCATAATTACCCCCTTGGACGAGCAATAACTTTGACTTTACCGCTAATAGCGGAATCGTTACTTGCAAAAGCAACTTTGGCAAACATCTTGCTATAAGATGGAAAGCCCAGCTCACAAATAACATCGCCCTCAGCAAATGAGGTTGCGGAGGCAAATGTGCGTGTAGATGTAACACCATTGCTTGCATAAGTACCGTCAAGCGTATCGCTTTCGGTTGCATTCAATGTAACAGTTTTGCCGGCGGCAATGGAGCATCCACCCTCTCCGGCAATAGCAACGGCGTATAAGTTGCCAACTGTTCCACCAACCTTAACGCCACGAGTTGCGGCAATAGCGGTGGTGGCAGTGCTTTCATCAATAAAGTTTTCGCCATAAAATCCGTGTTTCATGTCAAATTTCCTTTTCTGTTAAATGTTAAAATTAAGAGCCGTCTAAACGGCGGCTCATAGTTCATTACCAAGGCAATGTAACGTTGCTTTCCGTTCCGCGGAGCATCGTGTTTGTTCCGATAATCGGGATGCCGTTCCAATCCTTAATTGTGCTTGAAATAGTTGTATCTCCATTGTTGAGTTGCAAGTATTCAAGTTTCAAACGTCCCAACTTGGTTTGCATACCGCGAGCCATAACGAGAACAGTATCAGACGGGTCTGCCTCCATTGCATCAAGCAAATCATCAAGCATAACCGCCGTAACGTTGTTCTGATTATCTGGGTCAATATTGAAAATAACACCCAAATGTTGCGGCATGGCTAATTGATAACCGAAATACGCTTTCCAAGCGGCCTCATAACCGGCTTTTCCTTGGTTTGCGCCGCTTGCAATTTTATGCAATGCGCCATCGTTATACCATTCCATTGTCATTAGTTCATCTTTGTTTTCGCCAATCGGAGAAAGTAAACCGCAGTTTAATTCTTTATTTTGACGAATAGCAAAGATAGACCAGTTGCTATTGTTTGTACCACCGGCATTAAACAAAGTGCGCTTTGTTCTATCGCTACCAATCAGTTTGTTATAGGCAACCGCTTTTTTATACAGATGCTCGTAAATAAAATGGCGTTCTGTCTGCTTTCCGGCATCGTTTAAAACGATTTTTGTGCGTTTTTCAAAATATTTTTCTGCCGCTTTGCCGCTGTCAGAAGTATCGTTAGCAATCATCAAGGCACGTTCCGCCGACACACTCATTTCGCCGCCGATAACGCCTAAGTGTTCTTCCTTTACGATTGTTTCAATGTCCATTTCAACGTTTGGCGCATCCCATTCACGAAAAGCCGCACCTTTAACGCCGGTAACTTCTTCATATTTATTCATGATGCCGTGGGTTGACATTGTCCAAGGCACAGTTTTCATATAGTTAAGGTCTTTTATAAAGTCATTAACTAATTCCTGTTGCACTTTAGAGTAACCATTGGCAACTTGCTGTAAAGTGTCATTAAATTCACTCATATTAAGTTTCCTTTATAAAAAATGGAGGCGTGCGCCTCCGGTTAAAACAATGCTTTACTGTTGCTTTAAGAGCGAGTTGCCCTCTTGCGTGCAATAAAGCCCTCAACGTTCTCATCAACTCCGCCGCTGTTTCCGCTAACACCCGAATAATCGGCGTTAGTTTTTCCCAGTAACATCATCATATTGAGAGCCGCCTCCACTCCGATTGTGTCGGAGATTCCCCTTAGCGCATCGTCATCAATTTTCATCAATGCCGCGCCGCGCTTTACCAAACTTTCATTTGCTTTGGATTTTTCGCCCCAAGTTTCCTTTATTTTTGCAACATCAGCCGCAAATTGGGCTTTCTCCGCTTTCTCCTCCGCCTCAAGCTGTGCTTTCAAATTTTCCGCAACACTCTTGGCCGCAATACCGTCAAGTTGGCATTTATGCAAAAAGTTGGCTAAATTCTTCTCTTCATCCGTTCCCATTGGTAAGCCGTAACCGCTTGCATCATCGGGATAACCGCATGCTTTTCTAAACTTCAAAACCGCCTCAGCATCCGAGCCATCGGGATAAACTAAAGCCTCAACTTTATTGTCATTGAGGCCTTGTGTTTGCGTGTTTGTTGTTTCGGTTTCCGGTGCGGTTGTTTCCGGCTCAGTTACCGCATTTTCGTTTTCTTCTGCCATATTAAGCTCCTTTATAACGTTTTAAAATTTGTTCTAACGGCGTATTTACAAAGTAATCAATTCGTTGCATTACTCGCGCCGCGCCTGTTTGTATCAAGACCTTATTAACATCAAGGTCTTTTGTGTTGCCGCTTAAATCTGTTGGGATTACAAGCGTGCAATATTCGCGCAAATCATTAAGCACAATCTTATTTTGCGCCAATTCTTCATAAGCCTTTTTGAGTTGTGTAACAGAAATTTCCAACTCTTTTTTTTGCTCATTGGTTAATTCAGACATTAAAGCCTCCATTTGAGATGTTTACCATTACGATATATTTGCCAACCGGTTGCTATATCCGGCCGAAACATTGGCCGCCACATCCGCAACGCCGGTATCAACCGGCGACATTGCCGCCGCCTCTTGTTCATTCTCAATCCTCGAGGCGCGCGCATCCTCATAATCTTGCTTGCTCAATAAATGGTCTGCCGGCATACCATTGGCATTTGCCATTGTCTGTAAGCACTCATACGGTTTAAATGCAAGCGTAATATAAGGGTCAAAGGCCGATAATCCGGTTGCGCTTTCCATTGTTGTTGCAACACCTTGAGCCTTAATCAACTCTTGCGCTTTGTGTTGTTCCCCCTCGTATTGGATGGCACAAAACGGCGCATCATTATCCATAAGCCTTTTTAGTTCAGCCGGCATTGTTTCAATATCCAACTTACCTTGCCGGTGCATAATATCCAGCTCACGCATAACCATAGGGTCAAGTAATTCATTTTCAATCGGAAAAACATTGATAGACATTAACATCGCACGTTCCATAGCGCGCTGGTTAATTTCGGTTGCCGTCATTTTACCCTCTTGGTAATACATCATATACAAAGGCACAAGGTAAAAATCCTCAATTCCCTTGGTTATCAATTCCTCAAGGTCAACACCTAAATTAACGCTATCGCCGGTTTTAAGCGGTTTCAGCATTTCGCGCCCCTCACTATCGAGAGTCCCCGGCATTATCGCACCGCTTACCGGCATCAAACCACCAAAAGCCGCATCAAGCCGCGCCAAAAGCGGAGGGTCAACAGCCTTTTCCGCACCCTCAATAACTGATTTACGCATACGTTGCATCATCTTAATATCCGGCAACGCCTGTAATGATGGCGAGCTTGAATATATATCATAATCAAGCGGCGAATATCTTGTAAACATATAAGGGCAAGAAAAGAAATAACCGGTTTCTAATATTGCCGGTTTACGCCCCTCATTCAAAATTAAATAACCTTTGTAACGATATTTAATTTTAACTTGTTCGCCATCGGCGCGCTTAAATATAAACGTATTATCATTAACCCCCTTTATATCCAATTTTTCAACAACATGGATAAGATTAAGTTCGTAAGTTTTATCTTTTTCAATGCGTTTATAGATTTCCGCCGGTATAACGCTCTCCGGCTCAATATCTTTAGCGTGCAAATCTTCACACACTTCCCATGCTTGCTTAACAATCTTACGAAAACATTTTTTAAGCGTGTTATCTGCATAAAGCACAGGGAAAAAGTCTTTAATGTTCACGGATTGATAAGTTGCACCATTGCCCTCTTTATCTTCGTCAACAAACATACAGCCAAGGCCAAGTTTACCATATCCGCCCCAAATATTGATAATTGCCTTATTAAATCCGGCGGCCGGTCTATAACGCATTTCAAACAAATCATCGGTAACGCGCTCAAGCCAACCGATACAATCTTGATTGTCTTTTAACGTTCTTACCGGAGGGATTAACCTATGCCAACGCTCATTAGGCGGCGTAACAGTTGATTGTAAAGCCGCAATAAACTTTGGCATTGCCCTTAATGCTGTTGTTGAGTAAAGCTCCTCATTCCAAATTTGTGCGGCCGAATACTTACGCGTAATAAAAGCGTTCGGCGGGTCAATCATTTCCAAAATCTTTTGCCAAACCGTTTCCAAAGGTTTCCGCTTGCTTTCGATGCTCCGCAACTCTCTTATGTATTCTTTGGCAATGTCTTTTTTATCTTCCATAAAATCCTCCATTATCCGCCCAATATACCGCTTATGCCGAGAGTAGGCGTATTTTCCGGCAACGGTGCCCCACGTTTACGGCGGCGATTGCGCAAATCATTGATATACAAACCAAGATTTTCTCCGCTTTCCGCCGGAGCCGCACTTATATTTTCCGCCGGTTTGTTGGTTACACTGTTCACTATATCAGTTTTCCGGCCGCTGTCCGTAATTGCGCTTGCGGTTGCCACAGCCTCTTGTTGCTCACGCACTGCCTTTTGTTCCGGCGTTTCTGTTGCCGCGGCTGTAACAGCTTGCGTATTTGTTGCGTTGGTTTTTCCATCTCGTGCTTTAGCGGTAATTTTTGCTAATTTCTTTATGCTTTTCAACCTAAACAAGCCCATTGCTACACCCCTAAAACTGTTGTGCCACTCAATTTATTTGTATCGGTTGATGCTGTTGATGTCGTGTTATTTGTGCCGGCACGCGAGCGGCGGCGTTTTCTTGCGCGCAAATCCGCTACATAAGCCGAGAGGCCGTCCCAATCATCTGTTGTGCTTTGTGTTGGCGTGGATTCCGTCTTTTCCTTATTTGCGCCAACCAAACTTTTAACCGCGCCGTATGCGCTATCTGCAACATCTTTGACAACCCCATACGCCGCATCCGTATATTTATCCGCATCAATATTGATAATACCGTCTTTACGTCCGGTCAAATCAACGGTTCCATAACTAGATATATTACCTACATTTTCAACTACATTGCCAACCTTACTGATGGCACCGCTTATATCGCCGGTTGCCAAGTGCTTTACCGCACTCACACCGTTTTCCACCGCCTTGACTGTGCTTTTAACACTGTTTACCGCCGGTTTTGTTACAGCCTTTACTGCTTTTTTCAAAGCTTTTCCCACCTTAAAACCCATTTTATTTGCTCCTTTCTCATTTTTTGTTATAGAAAAAAGTTTGATATTGTTGGGTATTGTTGGGAAAAACGCCGTTAATATCAAACAACCTTGCTAGCGCATCAATCATATCGTCATGATTGCACGCCGGATATTTCATATATTCATCATCAATAAACGCCTGCACAAAATCAGTTTGCTCGCCGTCCACAGTCAGCATTGGCAAACGTGTCGGTAAAAAGATTTTCCCTTGCTCAAAAAGCGGTTGCAATCTCTCAATCCTTTGCTTTTTTGCCATATTACCGCCAAGCCGGTTAATATTAAACCGATAGTGCCGATTGTCCATTTCTGCCTCAATATGTTCACGGTCTGCCTGCTGTCCGTAACTTTCATACCACACCGCATTGGGTTTATACTCATCCACGAGCTTAAACAGCCAATTCGTGCGCTCCGACAAGTTCAACCTATCACGCACACCGTCAATCACATAATAATTACCATCTTTACCAAAGCCCAAAACAATCATAACCGTATAGTCAGATTTTTTGTTTTTAGAGCTTGCAGGGTCAACAACAATGTATCTGTTCATTGTTTCCCAACCCTTGCCATCATAATATTTTAACCATTCCGGCGCAAAATACCGGTTATTTGCAATACTTGGGTCAAGGAGCATTTGCGTTGCAAACACCGCCGCACCCATTTTTATCCTTTTATTTGCCAAATCCTCAGGGTCTAAATATACCGAGGTTGCAAAATCTGTTGGGTCAGTCATTGCCGGTTTGATACGCGGTATAACAACGCCGCGTTTTATCAAATCAGTATATGTATCGTTATATGCGTAAAAAGTCCCAATCATCTGTATTTTAGCATTTTCACTACCAAGGTTAAGGCTCATGTTAAATGCGTTGGTTGTTTTCATAATCTGCTCCGGCGTTGATACACTTTCAATCGTTACCAAATCGTCATATTTAAGTCGGTCAAAGTGCATACCGGTCGGTTGCCCCTCTACCACGCCGCAAGCCTCAACAGTCATTTCCTTTTGAGTGCCTTGCCGTTTCACACAAATTTTTTCTTCCGTCCATTTCGGGCTTTGCGTTTCCGGTTTCTCATAAAATATTTCCGGAAACAACCCTTTTAAGAGCTCATTTGTTTCCAACGCATTTTTTATTTGCCGCACAAACCCCTTGGCAATCGGTAATTTATGCGAAAAAATCCCGATAGTTATTTGGGGATTGTTAATAATTTCAAAAATAGAATATGCAAATGTAATAATTGTTGACTTGAAATGCGCACGCGCCCACAAGTCTAAATATCCAAATGGGTCTTTTTGATATTCGCGGCATCGGTCAAGCACCCATTGGTTATTTGCAAAGCTAACCCCAAGAACATATACAAGCAAAAAGAATAAGTCATTTTTTGCCAACGTCCTCCACGCTTGCACTTTCTCCGCATCGGAGAGCGGCATTAAGGATTTTAGTAATTCCCTGTATTGCCATATCGTTTGGGGCAAATTCAACTTTTCCATTATGTTTTACCTCTGCCGTTCCGCTCATATCAACATTAACCCTATCGCTGTATTTTTTAGGACACATCCGCCCCATTGCCCACTTACGCGCATCAATGCGTAAGCGTGCTTTTGCCACAGCATCTTTGTTTGATGCACAACTATCGGCAATACCGATTATCTCATCAAACATTTTATCCGCACGCGCCTCTTGCGCGCTTGCGTATTGTTCACAAAACTCCTCACTATTAAGCCACTCACAAACTTTGCTTAAAGGCAAATTATCCGCCGCACAAATTTCGCGGAGGCTTGCACCGTTGCGCATACGTTCAAATATACGCGCCGCATTAGCCTTACTTTTCCATTTTGCCGCCGGTCGTCCGGTTTTCTTTTTTGCCTTTTTTACCATTTTTTGCCTCATAAAGAGCTTAAAGCGCGCCGTTGGTTGAGGACGGCACGCCGCACAGAGCTTAATTGATTATTGTTCAGAGTTACCAAACAAAAAACCGCTCAATCTTGAGCGGTCATTCCGAATAGGGACTAATCCTTATTCTACAAATTTTTATAGCAAAAACCGCGAAAAATGTAAAATGCAAAGATGACAAATAATGTAAAATCTTGTAAAATAGATGTAAAATATTTTAATAACATATTGATTATACTTAATATTTTAGTTTTATAACCTTGTTTTTAAGCGTTTTGACAAAATAAATCATTCCTTAACGGTGGACAAAATACGTTTCAGCCCTTTATCTATATAGAGCCGGAGCATTTGTCGTGTCAAGTGATGCTCGCGCTCCAATAATTTCCATGGCATCGGCTTTGGCTTAAAACGCGCCCTTATCAAATCAAACTCAAATTTACTTAAAATCGGCATCCAATTAAAAGCCATATACCAATAATCGGCAATATCTACTTGGGTAGGGTAGAATTTACTGGAGGCGGCAACAATATCATCATCGTTCGGCTCGCTTACCACAAGTTGCCATAGATAATTTTTAGCCCAATCCGGCCGCGGCGGCTCCGGTATCGCCGTTTGAATTTCAAAATAACGGTATAACTCAGCCTTAACGTCATCAATCGTGTTAATTTTTCTAATCATCAATGCCTCCATAACAAGAATTATCAACAAGCAATAGGTCAAAATTTATGCAAAAACGCCAAAAACGCGCTCCGTTTCCTTGCCAAGCTCCGCCGGAGGCGGCAAGCAACCGCAAGGTTGCGCATTTGCGCTTTATAGCGCAAACCTACCTCAAACGCTTTTAAGCGCAGTCTTTTCGGTGCAATCGTCCGAAAAGGCGCGCTTGTAGAAAAAGCGTTTTTCCACAAACCCTTTAATTTATCCACAGCTTTTGCAACCTTTTCCTTTTCCCTTAACAATCCTTTTATCCTTTTCCTCTTACCAACCTACCAAAATTCTTAAATCTAAATCCTTTTATCCAAATCCCTTAACCTTAAACCCAAGTATATATATATTTTCTTTTTTGCTTCTTTTTTCTTTTGTTGCAAAACCCATTGGGTTTGATTTTTCATTTTTTTGCAAAAAATCGGCTTATTTTTGCCATTTTTTGCGCATTTTTATTTTTTGGGTTGTTTTGGGTTACAAAAAAAACCCAATGGGTAACATAAAAACCCATTGGGATATTTTGGGTTATTTTGGGTTGTTTGCCACATCTTTTTTACCTCCGCGCCCCTTACTTTTCCGGCCGTTTTCTTGATTGCGTTTTTTTATCGCCTCATACCGCCGCGCATTATTATCCATAGTATCGCGAAAACTCATAAATAACACACGCGCCGCCGGTGATAGCGTGCTTGCATCAAAATCATTACCCATATTATAATCATGCATCGCTAAAAACGCCTCCTTAAATAACTCAGCACTTTCAAACCGGATTGCCTCCACACTTGCGGACGGCACAACCCAACCGGTCTTTTTCTTTTCTTCTGTTTCAACCATTTTTTTAACCTTTTCAATTAAGCTTAAAATAAAATAATAACCGGCGGCAAGGCTAAGCCCCACCGCCTTTAAACTACATACCTAATGCGCGTTTATAAGTGTCAACCAACGCCTCTTGCTCATCGCGGTCGGCAACATTCATTTTGCGCAACTTAATAATCATACGCATAATTTTCACATCAAAACCGGCACTTTTAGCCTCCGTAAATATATCGCGAATATCGCTTTGTAAGTCTTTTTTCTCCTCCTCCAAACGCTCCACGCGCTCAATAAGCGAACGCAAACGGTCAACAGCGATACCGCCAACCTCTGCATCTTTTTCAGCCACCGGCTCCATAACCGGCTCATTGGGGTCATCTTCCGGCCTATTTAATGCTTTACCAATTCTTGTATCGCTATATTTACTGTTATTCTCAGTCATAGTATTATCCTTTCCTATATTGATTGATTAAATCCACAAAATTAAACGGTTTATCGCCGTCTTGATACTCCGGCTTTAGCTTTGTTGCTATTGCCGTGCGGTTGGCGCACATTCTCATAACTTTTCCCTCAGAGGTCAAAATAACCACTTCAAATGCTTTTATGTCGTATTTTTCAGCCTTTGCGGTTGCATTTTGTAACGCCGTATAAATATTGTTAGCCATTTTAGCCTCCGTTATTTTGCGCGGCTTTTTCCTTTATAACGCGCACACGGTTATAAATCATTGTCATTAAGTTTTGGATGATAAGCGCATCATCCCACTCAAAATTTAGTTGCTGGTTATGCCATTCTCCGGTTTGTTTATCTCTATATCCGCGTTGCAAACAAACCGAATAAAAAGTGGTATAATTACCATCGCCTTTAATATCCACGTTACGCGGAAATACCGAGGCGGAAAATTTTTTGTCGCGAACTTGTATAATTGGTTTAATATCGGCCATTATATATTTTCCTTTCCAAAAATCAAAAGCACTAATATACCAACCAAAATGATGCTCCCCCACATCGGCGCCAGCACAATCCACCACGCCCACGAAATCACACCAAGTAATTTGAGGGCGATAAATAAAATTGTTAAAAATCCTACAAATCCCATATCACGCCGCCTTTACCATTTTTGCTATAAATGCTTTAACAAGCGCAATTAAGCGTTTGTTACCCTTAAATCCTTTGGTTGCCGTTAGATAACAATGGCGTTTTCCGGCCTTAATTTCATAAAGTATCGTTTGCATTATTAAGCTCCTTTTCTTCTGTTGGATTGATATTATAAAAGTCATTCGGCTCAACTTCCCCGTCCGTCCACTCATAAATTTTTTGCATTGTTTCCTTTGTCGGTATAGCCTCGCCGCGCACCCACCGCCTTGCCACACAATGCTTTACATCAACAGCGCGTGCCAAATCAGCGGTGCGTTTTTCGTTTTTTTCTAAATATTCTTGTAGAGTTATCATATATTTTACCTCCTAAATCTGTTTTATTCTAAAAAAGAACAAAATGTCAATATTAAAAATATTCTTTTTTGTAATATTTTGTTTTAATTCCGCTAAAAGTGTTGAAAAATATTCTTTTTTAGATTATAATCTGCTTGTAGATAAAATACTTTTGGGGACTAATATGATAAAAAACAGAGTTAGAGAAATACGAAAAATGCGCAAAATGACACTAGAAGAACTTGCGGAAAAACTTAATGTATCATATTCAGCCATTCAAAAGTTGGATGCCGGAACGGTTGACCTTGACACCCAGTGGATGCGTAAATTAGCGGTGGTATTAAATGTTGAGCCGTTTGAGTTTTTGCCATTGGATATGCAACCGCAAGCCGTTACACCGGAAGAAATGGAAATTTTGCGCATGATACGCAAAACAACCACACCGCAAGGAGATGATAATAAAACTATACCTCAAACGGCAGAAGTGGAAAAACATCTTACTCAACAAGGCCGACCATCGCCAAAATCAAATGAAAGGTAATTTATGAAAAAAATCTTACTATTAACAATTTTACTATCAGCGTGCGCATTTGAGCAGAATATTTATTCATACAAAACTATTGATATGAATAAGAAAACTGTTGCTATATCTGCCGCCAACTTATCGGAAATGCACCAAGAGCTTAAACAAGCCCTTATTCGTGCCGGTTACAAACTATATGTCAAAAATGACAATAAAGATAGTGGTTACATAAGACAAACATCACGTTATGAGTTATCAGATAATATCCGCCGTAATAATGCCGTTACTTGCGGTTTAACAGAGGATGGTTACTCATACGCTATATCTTTTATAGACCTTATGACAAGTGAGGAAGTATTTAGCATGCAGGGAAAAGGTTGTTACAATGATATTTTAGAAAACTTCACCGCACTAATAAATAACCATTATAAAGATAATCAAGAGTATAGTGACACCCAAGACAATGCTATCGGAACACCAACAATAAAAGCCGGCCATTATACTCTTTGGGGCAACTAATGGGTAAACCGGAAAAATTTTTTAATAAACTAGAGGATATTATAATTACTTACATTGCCGCTCCCAATGCGCTTATCTTATTTTTATTTTTTGTTATATCGCCATTTTATGATATTCAGCAAATAGCGGTTTATTGGTTTGCCGTTACTATTGGTCTGCCGATTGTTTTAATGTTGATAGTTGGCTTAATCATCATAATTTATCGTAATATATTTTAATATACACAAAAATTTTTCCACCGCGTAAGGCCTTATTTTACGCGGTTTTTGTTTTCTGTTTATAAAAATATTACTTTTTAGAATATTTTTTTATTGACATACATATTTTAATATTCTAAAAAAGAATAAATTGACGTTGATATACGTTAATTTATCACTAATAAGGAGATTAAAACTATGAAAATTATCAAAACAGATTGTTGGTTGGCTTGCGACAGGGCGGCAAAGATTATTTCTAAACTTCCAACATTAAAGCGTTTTCGCGTTACTTTTCTTGATAACACTTCTTTTTCAGCCATTCGTGCATCGGATAACGGCTATTCTTTCCAAAATTGGAACATCAAAACAAAAAGTTGGGATAGCTTACCACTTAATCCTCGCCTTGTTAAACAGGTTAAATTTTACTAAGGAGCTTAAAATGTCAGAACTTAACCAAACAAATGAATATTGCGCCGATGATTTCGGCGTTTGCATACCGCAACAAAAAACCGTGCAAGATTTTGAGGCAGAGCAAAAGCGCGAACAAGAAAAGCAACGCGCCATAAAATCCGCCAAATGGTTTGCTTTACGGCAAGCTGCTTTAATTGTGTTTGTTGTTTATACCACAATTTATGCCGCCGCTTTCACTTTTTACAATATCTATGAATACAACAAGTCTTTTGACCGCTGTGAGGCGTTGCTTGAACAAATAGAGGCCAACACGGCAATTTTAGATCAGGAGATTAACGAGCTGCGTGTTCAAATGGGCGAGGTGATTGATTATGAATAATTGTCCTACGTTCACCTCTGCCGCATCACCACAAAGCGGTAATGCGATGTCGGTTTGGCAACCATACCCACAAACAAAACCGGAAAACACCGCCGCAGCACAAAAGGCTGATTATGTGGTGCTCATTCCTAATCCTTATTACATCAACAAGCATGGTTTTAACGAAAATACACCACGTTACCGTGTAGAGCAAGCCCTATGGTTTGGCGATAAATGGCAAGCCATAGACCACCGCTATTATGCTGACTACGGCAACACCTTTGACGTTAAATATTTCATTCAACTTCCACCGCATTCTTAAAAGGAGAAAATTATGGTAGATTTACAAAAAATTCGTGCCGAGCTTGAGGCAACTTTGCCGGCAACCGTTTTGCGTGAACAAGTACCGTTTTACAAAGCACGCACTTTGCGCCAATATGATTGCAACGGCACCGGTATTCCTAACCGCTTTTTTGCCAACGGTCATAAGGTCGCATATCCTAAAGCCGATGTAATTGATTGGATAATCAAAAAAATGGAGGCCGCAAATGCAAGCACCGGACAGTAACGCGCTTACCGTCGCTTATCAAAACGATACTCTAAAAGATGGTTGGTATTACTTTTATCTTGGCGGTCATCATATCGGCTATTTTACGAGTGCGGCCACCACCGCCCAAAATATCGAAAAAAACAACCTGCTTTATGTTAAAGGCAAACCAACCATATACACCGGCACCCAATTATTCGTTGGCCGCTTAAAATTGCTTACTGTGCTTGCGCCAGTGCTACCATTCAAACAAATTTACAAGGAGGATAAAACCAATGATGCAGCTTAAAGTAAAATATCTTTTTCCCAATATGCCGGAACTTATAAGTGCTGATGGCGATAGCGGCTACGACATACGCGCCGCCATAGATAAACCGCTTATAATATCCGCCGGCGAACGCGCCACCGTCCCAACCGGTATTGCTGTTGAGATAGCTAACGCACCGGCCGGTTTATCTTCCATATCCGCCGAGTTGCAAGTGCGGCCACGCTCCGGACAAACGCGGCGCGGTTTAGTTGCCCAATTTGGCACTATAGATGCCTCTTATCGCGGCGAAATATGGGTTACTCTTTTTAACGTTAGTAAAGAAGATATAACCATTGAGCCACTTGCGCGCATCGCGCAAATTGTTGTTTGCCCGATTTTCAAACCAACCATAACCACCGCCAAAGAATTAACCGCCACCGCGCGCGGCACAAAAGGCTTTGGCTCAACAGGAGATAAATAAAATGACTATAGAGGCTTTAATTGTTACCATTGGCTTTTGCATTATTGTCGGTGCTTTTCTCTTAACCAAAGGGTATGAAATATATACCGAGAACAAGAAAAAGGAAAATGAAAGAGATTTTTATTCAGACTTAGCTTTCGAAAATTTAAAGCAATCCACAAATAAACTCTTGGATAAAAAAGCGCGTATAAAGCGAATAAGCGATGAAATAGAGCGTATACAAACCGGCGGCAATGTTGCCGATAATGTTATCCAATTTTCAATGCGGCGCGTTCATACCGGAGCTGATGCGGATTTACCGCAAGGCGAAAAAATTACCGAGGAGGTCGGCGGTGCATTGGCGCATGTTGCCAACATCTTAATTGAAAATGATATTAACGAGTTTGAGGCTGTTATTGGCGTTGAGGGTGGACAATATAATGTTACCTTTACGCAACTTAAAAAATACAACAAACCAATACTTAACTAAGGAGGCACTTATGGCTAGAAACTTAAAACTTGTGCTTACCGACCATTGGTTTGAAGAAATCAAAAGCGGCAGAAAAACGCACGAATACAGGAAAGCCACACATTTTTGGGATAAGCGTATTGGCTGGATAAAAGATGCATTTGAGCTTAAA